ATCGTACCACAAATGCCGATAAAGTCTCTGAGCGCGTTTGAGGCGGATTACCGCCTCGTTTAGTTATCACTGTCGAAGGCGCTTTGCTTCGCGGCCAGTTGGCGCTCCAGTTCGGCCTGTCGGCGCATACCCGGATTGTAGTCCCAGCCCGGATCAATCCCCTCCGGCACCAACTCCTCTTCGCCTGTGCGCTTGTTCACCCACTTCACCCGTCTGACCGGCGGGGCTTCGGTGCGGACCGGGACAGTCTGGCGGATAATGTGGCCGGTTGGCTGGCCGCTGTCGTCGAGCTGCTGCACGTTGCGTGGTACGCCATTTTTCTGTAACTGATCGTACTCGTATTTGCTGACCTGGCGAACCCCGCATTTACAGCCCCAGCCGTTGGGGCCGATGTGTGTCTGCCAGAACGGGTCGTCAACGGGCAGGCAGAGGTCAGCCCATTTCAGGTGCTCGGCGCGGTGCTCGCGTGACGGACCCAGCGTATAGAGCAGATAGGGCATCGCGCGCTTAGTGCGCTGGATGCGGTCCCACTGACCGGCGCTGCGGGCAGTGCGCATGTTGGTATCGTAGATGGTACGCAGACGACGATCGCTGCCGAGCTGCACTGGCTTTGTCTCACCTGTCAGCGGGTCATCCATCATCTGCTGACCCCACCATCCACGCTTCACCAGCAGAGGCTTCAGCACCTCCCGGAATTCAGCGAAAGACTGACCGCTGGCCATCGCGTCTTCGACCAGCGCTTTGACGTCAGAGAGCAGGTCGAGCTGCGTCATCTTCGCCACGGTGAAACCGATGCTGTGCTCCTGCTTCCAGACATCGCGATAATCGAAGCCCGGCGTCAGCTTTTTCGACTTCAGCCAGGCGAGTGCCTCTTTGGGGATAATATCGGGAGCTTTAGCCATCGTTCGCATCTCCCAGTGTCCGCGCCTTAAAGCTCAGCATCGCCAGCTGCTCGACGAACGCGGCAGGCTCCAGCGTCTTCTGCAGGTCCGGCAGACGCGCCAGAAACTCCTCAAAGCTCCCCGCGTCTTTCGCCAGCTGCAGCACCGGACTGGTAAATGTATCGCCGGTCTGCTCCCAGTCCTTCAGCGCCTCGCTGACCATCGCATCAATCGCATCGTCCTGCGAGCGGTTAAGCGCCAGTTGCTCACGGTTGAGCGCCGGTGCCGGGCTGAAGGCAGAGAAGCTGTTGGACGGCGAGAGCACTACCGCGCCGGTCTCCGGCTCAGCCAGACCAAACTTGTCCCGGACCTCAGATTCCTGCACCCGCAGACCACGATCAACCAGGGGAATAAGCGCATCGACAAAGGCTTTGAGGTCCTCCGGCTCGCTGATAGCCAGCTTCACACGCGGATACTTTTCCTGCGGGCCGTAGTTGAACTGAATAAACGGACGGACCAGAAACTCATTGAGGGTGTTTTCCAACTGACGGGCATCCCAGCGGGCAATATCCATGCGCACCCGGTCATGTACGTCGGCCTGTGACCGCGAACTGCCGTCATCGGTGGTCATGGTCTGCCCCAGTACGGCCTTACTGGTCTGGGCGTCGCACCACTCAGCCATTTCTTTAAAGAGAGCACCACCGCCGTTACGGCTGGCCGTCTCCTGCATCTCAAGCTGCATACTCTGGGGGATAGCACACCCGGCATCGGAAGCAATGGAACTGATGGCGTCAATGAGGATCTTAATCTGCTCATCGGAGGCATTGGTCCCGTACTTACCGACGACGATGGGAATGCCAAACTTCTCGGCAAACGCCCACCAGTCACGCACGGTAAACGACTTGAGCATGTACATCACCGCCACCAGACGGGCCAGACCGTTACGCAGTGGCAGGCCGGACTTGAGACGGGGGAAGTGGATAACATACTTACCCGGGGTCAGCGGGATACCATCAACCGGCTGCTCATCGGTCAGCAGACGGAACTGGCGCAGGGTCTCGCGGTCAGTTTTGAGGAAACGCGGGTCAACCCATTCATAGTCGCGGGGTTTCCAGCCATCACGGGTGTCCCAGAGGATTTCGCAGACACCCACGCCCTTGCCGAGCCCGTCAAGCAGGTCAAACAGCAGCTCAGGTATCTGCGGCTGTTCAATCAGATCGCGTACGGCATCAGCCAGCATCACATCATGCTCATCGTCACTCGCCGCTTCCACTGCCGGAGGGATACCGGCGACGGTCAGCTTACGGGTACGTAGCACGCTGGCATAGTGCAGGTCACGTTCTTCCATCTCTTCGGCGAGGATGAAGTAATCAGTGGCATTGCCTTCGGTCACATTACGTAACACCCCGGCCAGTCTGGCCGGGGATAAGGTACTCGCCACGCTGATGCCCGGAGAGGGTCGCCTGACGCTGACGCTCCCGGCCCGGGCCTCTGCTTGTTTCATATCCGATTCACTGACAGTGACCGGCTCACCCGTTGAGGGACTCAACAGGCTGCGGATGGCCCCGGTAAGTTTTTTTAACATCAGAGCAGTCCTCGCTGATTTTTAAGACCACGGGTGATACGCAACTGACGATGACTGTCGCTGTTGCGCTGCTGTTGGGGAGTGTTAAGCCGGTGCAGTTCGTAGCGCTGGCAGTCCTCTTTACTGGCGAGAAAGGCGAGGAAGATCGCATACGCGCTGTCGCCGTGACGCTTGTGGCCATCGCTGCCGGTGTTCTCCCGGTCATCAATTCCCGGTACCCCGCGCTGGACGACAATCTGCCCGAGGTCACTGATAACGTCCTCATGCTTCGGCAGTACCAGCTCATCGTCTTCGAACGCCGCCTTGAAGCGCGGCATGTTCTCGCGGTAGTGGGCGACGGACGGCATGACAACCTCCACCTCTGCGCCGTACTTCTCCGCCGCCTGTTCGGCCAGATAGTTACCGTTCCCCCGGCCATCGAGCTTGATACCGTCTCGGCGCGGTAGCCTGTCGCAGATAAAGAATAGCGCCTGCTCCTGCTGCTTGTAGGGAACGTTGGCCAGCTCGACCAGGAACGGCACGGTACGGGTGGTGTCATCGTTGACGGTCATCGGCGCAAAAACGGTCAGGTGGCCAGACCGGGCAAAGTCCTCGCCGAGGCAGTGGCGAAGGTACGGCAGCGTGTTCAGCACGGGCAGCACCTCCTGATCCAGCCATTCCTGCATATCCAGCGCACGGATGATTTCAGGCATAGCATTGAACGCAGCCGTGCCGGTGAAGCGCAGAACGGGACCGGTGCCCCGCGCAGCTCGCTCACGGATGGAGCGGGCAAGATAGGTGCCACCGCCGTTCTTCGGCTCGCAGTAGTATTCCTCGCGGGCGTCTTCCTCGGTGGCGGTATCGCTCAGCAGGTTCGCCAGCCACTCCGCCTCGGCATCGGGTGACCACGGCTTTTTCGTCACCTGACAGATACGACGATACAGCCCTTCGCTGATGGCCAGCTCGATATCAATACGATGAACGGAGTACCGTTTTTTGCCCGCGCGGCTGTCAGTGATGATGGTATTGAACAGGTTTTCAATGCCGTTATGGGTGGAGATCAAACGGACCTTAGACCCCCACATGGTGAGCGCCAGCGCCGCTTTCAGCACGGCAGCGAGGTCTTTCTGGAATGCCGCTTCGTCAATGATGACGTTACCCTGCATACCGCGCAGGTTAGAGGGGTTTGACGACAGCGCCTTGATTTTGAAGCCGCTGGCAAAGTTGATGACGTAAACCAGTATGTCCTTGTCGTCATCCTCCAGCGCTTCCTCGCCAATCGCGGAGGCCGCGAGATTATATGCCTTCGCCCACATGGCGCAGGCGTCGATAAACTCACGCGCCATGTCTTTGGTGGTGCCGACATAGAAGGTGTCAGTTCCTCCGGCTTCCGGTGACATTGACCCGCTGAGCGCGGCCTCGGCGGCTTCCGCCCACGTCAGGCCGGTACGACGGGATTTCTCGGCAATCTTGAGCTGGGACGTGTCCGCAATCCAGCGGCGCTGATACGGCAGCAGCACCTGATCCGCGTCGAACTCGCCCGCCAGAATGGCGCTGGCGGACTGATTACGTAACTGTTCCTGCGCTGACAATGGTCCGGCCATCATGCGATCCCCAGAATCTGGCGACGGATATCAGCGGCGGTTTCCGCAGACAGCCCGGCACTTTTGGTGATTTTCTCCGCCTGCGCGGCCGCTTCTTCGGCGAAGGCCTGGCGGATCTCTTTCTCGCGCTTGTGGCTGGCCATCGCAGCGGCTTCGAGGCGCTGAGCAACCAGCGCCAGCTGGCCGAGGGCCTTCGGCTCAACCGGGCCTTCTTCTTCAGCGAGTGACATCGACGTTTCGAATGCCAGCGTTTTCACAAACTCCATCAACAATTTGCCGACGTCAGACGTCGGCGCAGAACCCAGCTTCGCGGCCCAGATTTC